CTTACAACTATTAAAAATAGATGTAACACTTATATTAGTATCCTTAGACAACTTTCTCATACTAATATCAGTTTCGTAATAGACTTTAAATAGTTTTTTATCGTACCAACTATCCCAACTCCCAACTTCATCTTGTATTAAATCTATTAATCTTTCTTCAGCTCTCTGCTTTTCTATTTCAGATTTTCTTTGTGCTTCAGGAGTTGGCTCTACAATTTCATAAGTAACCTCAATATCATCAAGCCTAACCATATGATGTTTATTTCTTTCCTTTAAGTAATCATTATATAGATTCTTGATAGTTATATATACATAAAACTTATTTATATCTGTCTCATTATACATTATCTTTTTAGGTTCCTTAACATACTTATTTAATCGAAGATACATTTCTTGAACAAAGTCTTCAACTATATGTGATGGAATACCCATAGAAAGTCCCATTGAAATCCACAACTTATGATATTTAGATAATAACTCAATCATTTAATAAAAAAGAAATGTATGAATATGAAGCCAACACAAACTCTTAACAGATCTGCAGTAGTATCGTATTCAGGTATCTCTATATCTTCGACATAATCTATGCCAAGTAAAAAACCTTTAACAAACTCTAATTGTACATTCATAATTTAATATTCAAATTCTACTCTTACCTTATCAGTTTCTCCATAAAACTTACTCATTGCGTTTATTTCTACAATATTTTGATCCTGTTCATATACAAGACCTTCTAAAGCATCAAAGAAAGCTTTATTTAAGTTATCCTGTAAATCAGGTTTTGTTGTCTTAAATGTTTTAACTCTCTTCTTCTTTGAGAAACTCTTTGGATAAGCATAGATATATTCTATATAATTAACTTTAATTTCTGATCCTGCTGTAATTATAGAGAATTGTTTAGGTAATTGTTCAGTAACTAATCTTTGTAGATAAGACTGATAATCCTTTACCTTTTTAGGTTTATACTTAATACCACCTCTACCAATCTTAAAAGACTGGTGAGCAAGTGGTCTTATGTTTAATTCAAAGTTTAATTTCACGAATGTATAAATTGGTTAATTCCGCTTGGCATCTTACATACTTGCGGTAATCCTTTCTTGACTTCAAATGAAAATGCTTCAAATGAATAACCCCTACTTCTTTTACAGTCAACAACAACTATATTAGGATTGTCGTCTGTAGGAGATACAGTTATTTGTGTTTCTGTTTTCTTCTCAAGGAATGAACCTAAATGTCCTGTTGCTTTAGAATTATAGAAGTTAGAATGTATAACTGTAATGATATGTATATTGTAATCTTGTGTCCACTTCATCAAGTAATGTATTACTTTATTAGATTTCTCAAGATCATTAATGTCGTTTAGTAGGTCAGCTACTCCGTCAATAATTACAAGACCTATGTTTTTTGTTTCAGCTAAATGCCAATCTATAAAATCTAATCTATCTTCTGGACTAAATTGTCTTAAAGCATACGTTTGATAATCACTCGCATCTTTAGCCATTCTATGTACTCTTTTAAATGTCTTTTGTGCGTGATAACGACTTTGTTCTGTATCATAGTGTATTACCTTTCTGTCTCCTTTAAAGCCCTTTAAATCGCCTACAAATACATCGTGTGAACCTAAATAAGCTGAAGCAAGTAGTGATACTAAAAATGTCTTTTTACTCTTTGGTCCTGCAGATATAAAACTAAAATTACCATATGTTCCCATAGGTATATGTTCTCCGTTGCTTAACTGTCCTTTTGATATTGCAACAGGTGGTTCTTTTATTTCTTCCTTAGCATCAACATAACTATCTTTCAAGATCTTCTCAAATCTTAGATGTTGTTGTAGTTTTTCTTGTGTCATTAATGTACCCATTATAAAATAAAAAAGGGAGCCGAAGCTCCCTGTAACTTAGAATGGTAAGTCATCCGTAGCATCCCCAGAGCCAACTTGCTCTGTTTGTTTTTCTGCTACTTTACACTCGCCATTAGTCCATACAATTCTACCGTTTCCCATATACACTCTTGGTTTCTTAGCTTCTCTGTCTTCTTTAGACTGCTCTTCCCAAATTGCTATGTTTTGTCCATACTGGTTAGTATCATCGTTTAATCCAATAGTAAAGTTTTTATATGTACCTTTACTATCTTTAATTCCAATTGTTCCAATTGCTGCCATAGTATTTATTTTTATGCCGTTAAGGCTTTTTCTATTTGTTTAGTTAGACGATATTTCTTTTCTATATCTGTCATTTTCCCACCATCTTTTATAAACTTAGCTGCCTTAATAAAAGCTACACTATCTTTTTGTAAAAGTGGTTTTTGATCGACTACGGATGTACCGTGAGTATTTGTTGCATCAGCATCTTTAGTATCATCAATTAATAATAAGTTACCGATAGCATACTTTTTAGCATAAGAAGATGCAGCTCCAGTTCTTTGTGGGTCTTGCATACCTTTTGCACCAAAATCAACAATTGCTTGTGCAGTCGATTCTATTTGCATAGTAGGATCTGTACAATCAATCATCTTAGCTGTAGATTCAATATATGGTCTTCCAGCTATTTCTTTAAGTTCGTCATTTAATTTAAATACGACTTTGTGTTTCTTAGCAAGTGGTTTGACAGCCTCAAGGATGTCTTCTGCACTTCTATAGTTATAATTACCAAAACTATTCCTTTGGTTCTTAGGAGCTTTAAGCTCCGTCTGTATTAATAAAAGTTTATTTGTAATATTCATAATTGTTTAATTTAAGTTAAAATTAAGATAATATTTTTAATAAACAAAATATATTAATAAAAAAAGAGGAGTTAATTAAAACTCCCCTTTACGAAACAAAAAAACAATTAATTAGAAATACTAATATAACCAGATTGCATTAGGCTTCTGATCGTCATTATCTACGTGTATAAAAGTTTTAGCTATACCAAATCTTTGAAATCCAACCATAGACAATGCTTCAATTATCTTTAATCTTTTATTTGTATGAGTACAATGTATATCAGCAGCTCTACCAATTAAATGAGAACTTGCTGTTCCTCCTCCTACTTTTCTATTATGTTCAGGAGTTCTATAACCTGAATTAATCTTAAACTGTATTCCTGCAATATCTCTTGCTTCATCCAAACAATCAAGGAATTCTCTATCCATATACTTCTCACCACTTCCTGGTGCATCAGGTGAATCAAATTCATCGAAAGTAAAATATCTTAACTCCATATTATAAAATTATAAAATATTTTTTACATTTGCAAAACGTAGCTGTAAATCTACGATAAAAATTACTAAACTTCAATAGAGATATTGTTGGGTCAGATAGCACAAATCTTTTCTTTTTGTAGGCTTTTTCTTTTCTTTCTTTTTACTCTTTTTCTTTCTTTTCTTTTAATATATATTCTGTTTAATACTTCTATGTCCTTTCTTTCTTCTTTTAACTCTTTGTTTAGTTTTATAAAATATTAATTGATCTTCATCAATTGGTATATATCTTATTTTATCTTTTTTTACCTTGTCCACGATATTTCTTTTTATAACCTGTTTGACTTTTAGATGCGTTTTTAGAATGCACTCCTGGTCTCTTCTTCTTTTTAGGAGGAATGTATATAGATACTTTAGCTTTCTTTGGCATTATTTACAAATGCAGATTTCGCAGTTACACATATTAATTACTTTTATCTTTAAATTTCTCAAAGGTACGCATACCACCTAACCCTAACATACCAATTAAAACAGTCATAAGATGCTCCATTTGAAGAGCTGGAGGTACTTGTTCAGGTCCCACAAACCATATCAATAAATCTCTTAATACAAAGTTGTAGGCTAATGCTACTCCACATACCCAACCAATAAAAGGTCTCCAACCAGCAACGAATATCGTTCTATGTTGAGCTTCTACTTTATTTATCTCTGATTGTAATTCAATTAACTTTTGTGGGTCTATCTCTTTACCTTTTAGTAGCTCTCTTATTTCTAACCCTAAACCACTAATATCTTCTTTTTTACCGACTCCTAATATTTTAAGTAATGCTTTTAACATACTATGTTTAATTATAGTCCGTTTTTAAATAGTAATTTCTTAATGATGTTATTCCAGTTTGTTACAAACCAGCTATTGAAGTTTCTAAATTGTTGTGCTAACCACTCAAATATTCTTACCATAATTTATTTTTTATCGTATTTATCTAAAAGTTGTATTGTCTTGATAACTGTATAAACCAACGTTGCTATTATTAAGAGTGCTTGTAGTGCTTCATTTATTTGTGTCATACTTACTATATAAACTCCTAATCCTATTATTGTTGGTTTGAACCCTTCCATTTTAATTTATTTTAAATGCCATATATATCCAACTTGATGTTCCGTTAGCGTCACCACTAACCCTAAATCCATTTGATTCAAATGTTACATAATTCGTAGTTGATTCTGCATTAGTCGCATTTGCTTTTAAACTTATAGAACTTCCTCTTACAGAATCTTGAATCCACCAAGAACCACCTGCAGAATAATCCTTAAACATCACCCAGTTTGGTTGAAACCCTGTATTTATTAATTGATTAGTTCCTGTTCCTGTACCAGTAAAACTTCCAAACTTACTATAACCTGTTACATCGTGGAAACAGTACATTATATAATCATCTCCACTTCCATTTCCTAAAGAACTTGTGCCTAAAGTCACAGTCGTTGCAGTTGGTGCAGTATCATTCCAAGCAGTTGTTGCTGTATCTTCAGCTCTTGTGTCATTTAATTCTAAATATTTAGTAAATCCTATAGAAGTATGACCAACCATCCAATTTTGAGCTGAATTAAGTCTTTTAGCTATTATAAAAGTTGGTGCAGAACTTAATCCGTGTGGAATTTTTTGAACAGAACCAGTCCCATCATATTTTACTATACTAAATCCTGCATTAGCATTTGCACTAACTAATGAAGCAAGTGAGCCATTTGGTAATCCAGTTGGAAATTCTACTGTATCATTATCTGAAACTGATTCGTTATATAAAGCAGTAATTTGGGTTGATGATAAACCTACGCTATACACCCTTAATTGGTCTAATCTTCCCGCATAGTGATTCCAACCTGCATAAGGTGGGTCAAATAATTTTAAATTACCTGCTGACATACCTGTAAGTGTTGTTATAGTTTCTGCTAAAGAACCATTAAGGTATGTTTTAAGGCTTGTTCCATCATAAGTTGCAGCATAATGATACCAAGTATTTGCAGAAATAGATGTTCCACTACCTCTATTTGAACCACCAGTAAATATATATATTTTACTCATTTCTGTTCCTATTGCAAAACCTGTTCCTGTTTGTAATATTACACGAATATCGGTTCCTGATAAATCTGTTGCATAAAACCAAAAAGAAAAAGTCCAAGCAGTTGTCATTGGTGGTGTTTGAGAAAGAGATAATGAAGTATTTGTTCCATTACTAATTACTGCTTTATTAAATTTACCACTTGAAGTATAAGCTATATCAACTCCATTAGCACCATTGTTATTCCCTGCTACATCATTAACATTATCTTCAAATTTATAGACACCTGTTACAGAGCTATTAAAGAAAGCAGTCGGTTCGTTATCGTCGGCTTTCCACGCCCAAGCAACGTAGGTTGAAGCACTATCATTAATTTCATTATCAAGTCCTAATGTAAATCCATCTGCATCAAAAGAAGTAAGTGTTGCTCCACCTGCACTTTCTGCATTTGAATTATTTGATTGTATAAATTTTGTTGCTCCTCTTAAGGTGTCAAATAAGTTATGATTTTCAGCATTCGGTCCTCTTTCTTTTATCCAAACTAAATTTGGACTAAAATCTAAACCTGTAATGCTTTGTGTACCACTATTACCTGTATAAGTTTTTACTGCAAAACTATCTGCAAGTGTTGGTGCTTCTGTGTCAGGGTCTGCTGCAAATGCCATATAGATATATGTACCTCCATTATCATTAAGTCCACCATCAGAACTAACTACTTTAAAACCATTGCTCAAAAAACTAAATCCATCACCTAAATTTCCTGTTAGTTCAGCTGATGAACTATTAGGAATTAATGCTAAATTTCTTGGGTCAGAAGGACTTCTTTTATTATCAAATATTAACCAATTATCACTTGCATCAGTTCTTTTAACCATTATAAATGCAGGTTCAAATCCTGTTTCTACAATCGGTCCATTAGCAGAACCATTTCCTATGTATGAGCCAAACTTTGAAAAGCCATCTACTGAATGGAAACAATAAGCTACCATTGTAGTTCCATTTACATTCGGACCATATTGGTCATCTCCTACTCCAAATACTGTATTTGAAAAAGCACTATCATCAAAATATTTGTCTGCACCTGCATTTCCCTCGGCATCAGTTAAATCCAAGTAAAGAAGATGATTTTCAGATAAACTATGATGGTAAGTTGTCCATCTATTATAAGTAGCAAGGTTTGCTCTACCTTTTGCAATAACTACTTCAGGCACTTGTGATAATCCGTGACCTACAGTAGATACATTTCCATCGCCAGTCCAAGTAACGATTGAAAATCCTGAATCTGTATTTGCTTGTACTGTACTTGTAATATCCCCATCAGTATTGCTGCTCGTAGTTCCTCCGTTTGCTTTCCAACACCAAGCTACATATTCTCTACCATTAACATTAGGATTGCCCTTAACATTAAAACCATTTGTTTCAATTACTGCGTGTGAGGAATTACAATCTTCAGCATTAGTCAGGTTTGTATATAGTAAACAACCTGCAGTTCTTGATGAATCTATTGTTTTATGTTCACTACTTGCATTTCTGCCTTTTATCCAAACAAAATCAGGAGTAAAACCAACTTCAATAAATTTTGATGAGGTACCATCTCCAGTAAAAGTAACCACCTTAAAGTTTTCACTTGGCACTAACCCTCCAGATACTGTAGGTCCTTGTAATAGCCTTTTATTTACAGCCATATTTAATCTATATTAGGGAAATCGTATGTCTTAACTTTCTTTTTAGTAGTTAATGCATCAATTTCTGATTCAACTGTCTCTGATAATTCTCTTAAAGCTACTCTTGCATCTACAACATCTGCTGGTACATCTGCTCCATTATCTGCTTCTCTAATTATATACCAGTCAGTCTTTGCAAGTTTGTTTCCTATTTGTGCTTTAAAATTATTGATTGCTTTTTCTTTTAATTCTGCTAATGATTCACTCCAAGTTATATCTTCAGTATCTTTTCTAAATACTGTTGCTTGTGTGTCCCAATAAATCTCACCTAAAGTATGTATTCTTGAGTCATAACTTTCGTCTATGATTACATCAAATAATCCAGCATTGCGAAGTTCGTCTGCTGTCATACTTTTTGCGTTTAGGTGATAACCTGTTGAAGACCTAAATTTGTTTGGTACATCTGGGTACGTTGTGATAATTCCGTTGTTGTTTACTGCTTTCATAATTAACTTGTTGCTTCTTGACTAATTGTTGCCCACTGTTCAGTGTTGCCGTTAGTACTTACTATTTGAATTAAATTTGATACTGTTCCATCATAAGTACCTGTTATTTCTTTTACACTTGTTGGTAATGTTAACGTATAGTCTCCTGTTATTACAAGGTCTATTACCATTCCTGTCTTTGCATTACTAAATGTCAATGTTGTATTTGCACTTAATGTTTTAGTAAAAACTGTTGCATCATCCCAATTAACAGTAGTGCCTGATAACGCTTCTATCTCTGTAAACTCATCTGCTAATTTAGCATAAGTAATTTGGTCATCTGCTATGTGAACTGAATCAATAGCTCCATCAGCTATTTTATCTGAATCTACAGCATCTGCTGCTAATTTTGCTGTAGTAACTGCTCCATCAGCAACACCACCAGCACCATTATATAACTCTGTAAAGTTATCATTTGTCTTATCCATAGCACTTCTTAATGGGTCACCTGTCCCATCATTCGCTGAAGTACCTATATTTATTGTTTGTTTTGCCATTTTATTTTATTTTAATATACTGTTGCGTCTGCTGTTAAAGTTGTGCTATCTGCACTAAATAATGTCGTATCTACTGTTAAATAAGAACCATCTGCATCAAAAGGATATACTATACCCCATCCATTCGCTTCATTAACGTTCCCAAACCAACTTACACTATATACTGAACCAAATCCCATTTTCTTATACTGAATAAATTATTCCCCAATTATTAGATTCACTATCATTTCCCCACCAACTTTCATCATATATTGATCCGAATGACATTTTTTATCTTTTCTATATAACTCTTTAATTTAATTTCGTTCTCTTTCTTAGGCTTATATGTTTTCTTCTTTTTTATAGTACCCATCCTGTCATATTTTGATCTCTTTCTGGATACATACCTCCATCTTGTGAGCCTATATATTCTGGATACAATTCACTATTTGAATCCATATAGTCAATAAACCTTTGTGTATAGAAGTCTGCAGTAGATTTAGCTTGATGTACCAGATTGTTTATTTCTTCTAATGATGCTGAATCACTGTTTTCTGATCTATGTTTAAATACACCTCCATTGCTAATTTGAAAAGCTGCATATTTCATATATTCTGATTGACTAAACCAAATAAGCATTGGCTTTAAATACGTATTTACAAGAGTTGAATAATCTCCAGATAAAGAACTGTTAACTACATCTGATTGTAATTTATTATATAAAGCTGTACCTAATTGCGTTTGTATATAAGTATCTTGTGCTACTTCAACAAACTGTATTAGTTTATCAGTATCTACATTTCCATCTATTATAGACTTTCTTTTTAATTCTTCTAATGTTATAAATAATGCTTTCATTTCTTATAATTTGGATGATGTCCGTTATTAGGCATATTTTTAGGTGCAACTGATACCTCTGAAGGGTTTTTAGGCTCTTTTAAGCCATCTTTTATTGCTTCTGACTCACTAACAAGGTTATTATCATTAACTCTTCTCTTATACACCTTCATTTCCCAATAGTGATGACAATTTACACCTCCTTTAAACTTAAATAATGAATAATTCTGTCCTTTATGACCTAATTCTTTATTTATACCTCTAAAAGACATCATATTTATATCTTCTTTTCTAAATACTAAATTTTGACCTGTTAACAGTTCCATTCTTTGACAAAAACGTCTGCTGTTAGCAGAATTTCTTACAGGACCATAAGAGTAGCGAACCTTATATGTTGAATTGTCTTGTGAAGACTTCTTATTAGGTTTAGCATCATCTTTTGATACTTCTGCAAGTTTAGTAAAGTCAAATTCTGCTTCTGTGTCTTCTACTTTTTCTGTATGAACAAGTTCCCAGTCACTGTCATCAATCTTTTCCCCTAAAGACTCTAATTGTGATAAGATGTCATCACCTTCTTCATCTGTAAAGTCTTCTTTTTCTTGACTTGACAACTTTTCACCAGTCTCTTCTTCTCTTTTAATCTTTGTTTCAATATTATCAAGTTCTGTAAACTCAATTGGTTGTAGAGTAACAAAGTAAAGATTAAGGTTTATACCATTAAACGATAACAGCTCATTAAATGAGTTGATTAGTTGGGTCTGGAATGGGCGAATTACAATGTTATCCATTAAAACACTTGCAGTTCTTAATTCTTCTGCATTATTACCAAAACCAGTATTATCTTTAATACCAAGTAATATTGGAGATACAACACCGTGACCAATCATTATCTTCTCTCTTGATTCTTTAGCTAAAAAGTCATATTGTGCGTGAGCATCTGGTAGATGAATAGGTTCAACAGTTGATTGGTTTTCTGCATTATCATTAAAGGCTAATATAAATCTACCTGCATTACTACTTCCGCTAAACTTTTCATATATCTTTCTTTCTATAATCTCTTGTGCTTCATCACCTGGAATACCATTGTTAAAGTTTAACAGTAAAGAAGGCTGCAGTCCATTCTGTATATTATTAATATGATAATTAGATACTTCTTCCTCTAAATTACAATACTGTAAACATCCTTGATAATCAACTGGAGAATAATAATAGAAACCTGCTCTATAAGGCTTTATACAGTATATCTCTACGTTTTCACTTTTTTTACCAAACTTAAATGCTGGTATTCTTTTAGGCTTATCAGAAGGCTTTATTTCACTCCATTTAGGATGATAGTAATATGCTTTTATTTTACCGTCTTTTGCTTTCTCTGCTCTTAATGTTTCAGTAGGAAAATGCTTTAACTGCATTATCTTTGTTTTCCTTTTATTATATACAACTTGTATAGATGCTTGACCTAAAAGTTTTAAGTCTCCTGTAATTCTTCTTACATCTACATCTTTTAGTATTTGTTGCATTTGACCAAACTGAACAGAATTATCTTCTGAATCTGTTGCGTCTAATCCTCTACCATAAATTAAATCTGTAATACCATTAATACATCTTGAGTTTGTTGGACTCCCAGTATATCTATCTATAATGTCTCCAAAATAGTTATTATTGTCACCATATTCAACCCAATCATATCTGGTTGATTCTTTTATGCTTGGCACCTCGTACCCTGATAGGTTTATTACTTTTACTTTGCTCATATTACGATATATTTTTGGCTATCTGTATCTGTCCCTGTATATTGGTCATACTTATTACTATTTAATGTATGATCTGTTGTATTATCTGTTTGAGAAGTACAATAACCTTTACCTCTATAGAGTAATGTACTTCCTTGTTTTAACTCAAAAGAATAGCTGTTTTCAGCTGTTAAAATACTAAAAGCCACAGACATCTGCAAGTAATTACCATCTGATGAAAGACTTGAAGTAATATCTGTTATAGTTTGAGTTTTTCTTGTACCGTCTTCTATAATAACCATAGATAAGTCACTTGCAACAGTGTAAGCTCTTGGAATTATGCTAATTGTTTGAGATGATGTTGTTGGTGATAATCTTATCATACCTATATAACTTATAAAGCTTAATGTTGTTCAAAAAAAAAGAGGACTATTAAAGTCCCCTTTCTGTGTTTAAGAAAATCCTCTATGTTTAAGAGTTAGCTACCTACTGTAATAGTAGCTGCAGGAGTTCCTGTTAATCCAGCAAATTCACTGAATGGGAATAACGCATCAGTAGAATCTACAGTCATAAAGTTAGCTGGAGTTGTTTCCATACCAGTTAATGTTAATGTATATCCACTTAAGTCTCCCATTGCAGCACCAGTTACAATTGTACCGCCTGACACATCTGCACCGTGTTCAAGACCAACCATCATACAATTACCGTTATAATCTTCAACAACAACGTGAGGTCTTCCATAAGCTAATAACTTTAATTCTTTGTTATCTTCTTTAGATAATTTCT